GGTATCGCGGAGTTCGAAATTTCTGTAGCGACAGCGCAACAAAAACATTGCATTGTAAGAATTCATGATTGTCAACAAGAGAGAATTAGCTGATATTTTGGGTTGTGATGAAGGGTCGCTAACCCGCTGGGCAAAGCAGGGTATGCCTGTTTTGATGAAGCAGCGCGGCGCGGCTGGCTACAAATACGAGACTGCTGCCGTCATTGCATGGTTTGAAGCCCGTCACAAGTCTGATGATCCCCCAACAGACTACGATACGGAGCGGACTCGCAAGGTAAAGCTAGAGGCCGACATTCTTGCTTTGGAGAAAGCGCAACTCGAAGGCCACTTGATCCCGTCCGAGAAAGTAGAAGCATCCTGGATTGGCATGATTTCGGCTTTCCGGGCTAAAATGATTGCGATCCCATACAAATACGCGCCGCTGGTTGCCGGAAAGTCGTTCATCGAGGTCGAAACGCTATTAACAGACGCAATTCATGCCGCGCTAGAAGAGCTTTCCAATGATGATGACGTGGGAAACTGCCTTAAATCGGACCTCGAAAGCGGCTCTCAAGGCGATCAAGCCACCACCGAAACTGACAGTCAGCGAGTGGGCGAATCAGTTCCTTCAATTGAGTGCTGAGGATAGCGCCGAGCCTGGGCAATTTAGCACCGACCGCGCCCCATACCAAAAAGGCATCATGGACGCGGTATCCGAGAGAGGAATCCATACCGTCGTCGTAAAAAGTAGCGCGCAGATCGGGAAAACCGCTATTCTGAAAGCGATTATCGGCTTTCATGTCGATCAAGACCCCGCGCCGATTCTCATGCTCCAACCAACGGAGCACATGGCCGAAGCGTTCTCGAAAGACCGCCTCGCGCCGATGATTCGGGACACGCCGGCACTCAAGGACAAGATAGCCGATCCACGCTCTCGCGATTCTGGTAACTCAATCCTGCACAAACGCTTTGCCGGCGGGCACCTAACCCTTGCCGGGTCGAATTCCCCTGCTGGACTTGCTAGTCGCCCGATTCGCATTGTGTTGTGCGACGAAGTAGACCGCTACCCCGCGAGTGCTGGCAGCGAAGGCGATCCAGTGAATCTGGCAATCAAGAGAACGGCGACGTTCTGGAACCGCCGGATTGTCCTGACTTCAACGCCAACGATTAAAGGCGCGTCTCGTATTGACATGGCGTATGAGAATAGCGATCAACGCCATTTTTACGTGCCTTGCCCGCATTGCAATACCTTCCACATGCTCAAGTGGGATAATTGCCGATGGCCTCCCGGTGAGCCGGATCGAGCGATAATGGTGTGCCCGGAATGCGCTGTCGAAATCGAGGAAAGCCACAAGCCGCGACTGCTGGCAACGGGGGAATGGCGCGCGGATATGCCGTGTAAAGGTATCGCCGGGTTTCATATCAACGAACTTTATAGCCCGTGGCGCAAATGGGCTGACATTGCGAGAGATTTTCTATTTGCAAAGCAAGACCCGCAATTGCTCAAGACTTGGGTGAATACCAGTCTCGGCGAATCGTGGGAGGAAGACGCGGAAAAGGCCGATCCAGATTCATTGATGGGGCGTCGCGAACACTACGGAAAGGATCAAATACCAGAAAGAATCCTGTATTTGACCGCTGGCGTGGACGTGCAAGGGGACCGCCTGGAGGCTGAGATTGTCGGCTGGCGGGCATCATCACGGGATGAATCGCCGGAGTCGTGGGGCATTGAATATCGAATATTTCATGGCGACCCAGCAAAGAATGAAGTGTGGGATGACCTCGATGAATTCCTGCTAGGAATTTACAAGACCGAATCAGGCCGGAAATTGCGCGTGATGGCCGGTTGCGTGGATTCTGGCGGGCATCATACCGCGCAAGTCTACGCATTTTGCGGCGCGCGGATTGGCCGGCATATCTACCCAACAAAAGGAATGCCGGGAGCCAAGCCGATCTGGACTCCAAAAGCCGCAAAGAGTAAAAAATACAATGCGAATGTCTGGCACGTTGGCGCTGATTCCGGCAAAGATGCGTGGTATGCACGGCTCAAGATTAAGGAGGCGGGTCCGGGCTATTGCCATTTCCCTCTAGATTATGATAAACACTATTTTGAAATGCTGACTGCTGAACAAGTCAGAACGAAGTATATTAAGGGCCGGCCCATTCGAGAATGGTTTCTGCCTGCAAACAGAAGGAATGAAGCGCTTGATATTCGCGTTTTGGCGCTGGCTGCTTTACTGGCAAGACCTATTGATTGGACCGCGATCGATCATTCTCGGCCTATTCATTCCGCTCCTGCTCCCAAAGCCACAATCCGCACTGGCAACAGTTCATTCATCCGCAGACAAACAGGCACTCCATGGATAAGATGAAATGGCATCATCCGACCGGAAACACCCCTAAAACCGTTGCGCTGGTTGCTTTAGGGCAGTCGCGCGACGTTTATGCAGGCGCATGGCTTCAGCATGACTTATCTGAAGCAGTGACAACCTGTGATGAGATTTGGACATTGAACCGTGGCGTCAATGTCTTTAACCACGATTTGTTGTTTGTGATGGACCACATTCAAGGCGAAGCGGATAAGTTCCCGCGTTACGGCGCTAGCCTTTGGAAGCACAACAAGCCGATCATCACAAGCGACAACTCGGACGGCTGGCCAAATCACGTCTATCGGTATCCGTTGAACGAAATTTGGGACTGGTTGCGAAAGAACATCCAGCCGCAACACTCGAATTGGTGGCACAACTCGCTTGCCTATATCGTGGTCTACGCGGCTTTCATCGGTGTCAAGGAACTGCGGGTATTCGGCGCGGATTATTCAGACCATAAGAACGGCGCGGTTGAGGATGGCCATGTGAATGTCGCCTATTGGGTAGGCGTGATGGAGCGCGCGGGTCTTGTGTGCATGGCTCCCGAACAATCTGGGTTTCTCGGCATCAATCAGCGCGGGTTCGTTTACGGGTACAAAGACAACCCACTGGTTATTCCAGCCAATCGCGCGCGCTTCCGGGCGATGACGGGACAAGGCGGGACCGAAGAAACCACGGCGCTCCTATCTGGCGAGCGTCAAGTGGCTGAGACGCTGGAAGAGATACAGCCGGATCATCGATACCGCTATGCTTTTGCAGCCAGCAAAGTTCACGGCGTGGTTATCGATTGCGGGTCTGGCATCGGCTACGGTAGCTATATCATGGCACAACAGCCGGGAGTTGATACTATTTATGCGCTTGAGCATAGCCGAGAGAGTCTCGATTACGCCATATCCAATTATTATAGCAAGAAAATAGGATACTATCAGGAAGAGCTTGACGGACTATGCCTGCACGAAAGATATGGAGTCTCTGGCAACGCCAACTGGGCAGTTGCTTTCGAGTTGATCGAGCACCTTCACGACCCGAAGCCGCTACTGAAATCGCTACCTGCTGACCGCTTGCTGATCAGCGTACCCAACGAAAATGTGGTGCCGTATTCACCGGAAACCGCGCCGTTTCATCAGCGGCATTACACCTCTTTCCAGTTGCAAGCGCTTTTGCTGGCATCCGATTGGAAACCGCTGAAAGTTTGGGGCCAGCACGGGCCGATGTCGGATGTTGTGGAGTTTGACGAAAACTGCCGAACCATCATTATCGAGGCCGAACGATGGCGCGATTCATCGAATACCAACAGCACCGCTGGCGATTCATAGACCTGGCGCGCTCCCATCACATTAGCCCTGGCGCGCTCTACCATCGGTTAGAGCGTTTCGGGGAGACTGCAACGGGTATCGCCCGCGCCTTGGCTACAGGGATTATGTCCAGGGAGCAAGCCGGAAAGCGCGGAAAAGAGAATAATCACTTTTATTGCAATCGCGGGTATTGCAAAGATTAATCCGATTTCCTATATTGTAATCGCGCTATATTCGGCGCTTACAGAAAGGTAATGTAATGGATTTGACGATGGCAACAACTGATGAACTACTGGTTCAGGCAAAAGAAATCGAGGCCGAGCTATTGAAGCGTCTCGATGAAGAGCTTGCAAAGCTCGATGCTCGCCGCGCCGAACTGATGGCGATGAAGCCGCCCGCGAAGCAGGAAGAGCCGGCGAAGAAAAAGCGCGGCCAATCTACTCTTCCGGCGAAGAAAAAGCGCGGCCAATCTACTCTTCCGCCAAAGTATCGCAATCCAAGCGACCCTACGCAGACATGGACCGGTCGCGGCAAAGCGCCGGCATGGATGGCTGGGCTCGATCGTGAAAGCTGCTTGATTCCGATGGAGGGCTAAGACATGTTTCTTGGACAGCATTCCATTGCTACTGAAAATACGATCATGGGCGACGCGCCGATTCCCATCGAGCGCCGGCTGATCCTGCCGACGCTGGACGGCATGAGTTTCGGCGATCTTCGGTATATCGCCGACTCTGTTGACGCTTATAGCCGCGAGGTACAGGCCGCGCTTGAACAGAAGCGAGAGGATCGCATCGCGGAACTGAAGGCCCAAGTC